TACCCGGATCCTTTGGATCTTTTGTTAAAAAAGCTGAACTGCAAAGTGAAGTCCCCAATAGCTTACAGCAATTAGCTGCTATTGGAGCAATAAATAATTTTTCAAACAAAGGAGATGTAACTTTATTTTCATTAATGAATTCTGGATCTGAAGATCGAATTATTGGAAAGTTAAAAGAAAAGAATGTACCGGAAGAGCTTAAAGATGATACTAACGTTAACGTAGACTTGTGGGCAGGGTATGTTGGGGAAGCTTATACTACTTTTAGATTTTCAGATGATATTAAAATTCCTTTTAAGAGATTAAATATAGATGTTCAAACTGCTATAAAGCAATCCCTAACCTTATCAACTGCTAAGAACCCTTCAAAATTTATTCCTTTTAATCTCAAATTAGATCTACAAGGACTTTCCGGATTTAAACTTCTACAGGAAATAGAAATAAACGATGGTGGGGCTAACATAGTACCGTTTTATTTAAAAAAGAATTTTTCGTTTATATTAAAAGAAGTTAACGATCAAGTTACAGATGCAGGATGGACGACTAGTCTAGGTACGTTTGTAGTATCTGTTGATAGAAACACTTCTGGGGTATACGGTACAAACACCTACACGAGAGCTTTTAAAGCTGTATCCGGGAATACCTCAGCAGCATCAACTAAACTCACCGCTACCGTATTTCAAAATAATTTAAAACGTTTTATTTGTTCTTTCTTCTACGACCCAAACTACCAATGGCAAGATTTTCAACTCGCCGGAGTTATGGGAGTTATAATGTTTGAAAGCGGCTTTAACTCCTCCATAAAAAACCAAGCAGGAGGTTCAGCATTTGGCATCTGTCAGTGGATGGGTCCACGTTTAGATAGCGTAGAAACTCAAAAAATAAAAAACCCGGATAAGCAACCGACTGTGGTAAACTTAAAAGATTTTGCAGCTACACTCCAACCTAGAAGAAATGTATTTCCGCCCGAAGATGCAGGCCAACCAGGATTCCTTATTGCACCTTCAAACGCAACAAAAGCTCTATCTAGTGATTTTGATGTTCAATTACTTCTTATAAAAAAAGAATTAGAAACGGGCTATCAAGGAGTAGCTCAGAAGATAAAAGCTGCAACAGATTTAAACCAAGTAGTACGAATTTGGTTAGAAGATTACGAGGGTATTCCTGAATATAAAACAGATAAAAAAACTCGTCAAAAGAAACCCAATCCCCATTGGAATCAAGCTTACTTACCCCAAAGGACAGCATTTGCAAACGGCTTTTTAGAAAGAATGGCCTTGGACTACGGAGCAGATACGTTAGCCCCTACAAGCACTAACATTACCCAATTCAAAGGTAAATCCCCATATGGAGCATATTAATTAAAATAGTATGGCTAAGTATTATCCCAAATCACAGATACAGGTGGACCTGTACAGTAATAGTGAATACCGAAAAGTTATTGATAACAGTATTTATACGGGCCCGTACTGGAGAACCTCCAAGGGTGAGTACTTTACCGGTGCAACCCCTGAATACTTGCCTAGCGAGAAATTAGTGCCTGCATTAAATAGTAGAGCAGAAAACTCTGATTCAACACAGCCGGAGTTTGTAGCCTTACCATATACCCCGAATACTATTGAGAGAACATTACCAGCCTTTTATTTACCCTCACCAACTTCCGAAGATTACAAAGCCGGCTCTTTTATACGGTATTTTTATAGAAGAATAAACCAACCTATTTTTGTAGAGATTTCTAAAAAAGATTACGAGCTATTACAGCAGAAAGATACTAAATACGATTGGGCAGTTACTAACCCGTTTACAGTATTATGGACTATTGCTGGGGATGAAAAACATGTAGAGAAGACTAATCAGAATGTTGTGTTAATACTGCAGCAAAGAGCTCCTGTTAATTTAAGAGGGTTAGTTACATACTTCCAAGGTAATTATTTAAAGTTTTATAAGAAGTAGAATTTTCTTATATTACTCAAAATAGTTATGTTTTATATAGTAGAAGAAGAAGGTCAATTACAGTACCTTATAAACAGCGAGTATGATGAGTGTTATGTCGAGATTATACCGACCGGTTACCAAGAACATCCACGATTAACCGATCCGTGCTTAGTTTATTTACGGCCGCTTAATTACCATAAGGGGGTAATAATACCAATCGACCATTTAGAAGGAATCAACACGCCATACAGTAAAGCACTCGAAGTACTTGAGTCTATAAAGACTGTATATACGCCTGATAAAAAATTCACACTTTATTACTTAAAGCATAAAAATATAGTAGACGTATCACTCCTATATTCCTTGAATGAATATAAAACTCTTGAATCCGTTCCCGATACTAGATACGTTCAATCACTAGTACATAAACATCCTGAATACCCGAAATTAAATAGAATTATACCTATTGCGTTGCATTATGATAAGTGCGAGAAGAATTTTGTAAAAGCTGAGAAAATAATTAACCGGTATAAGTCATTTGTAAATGATCCTAGTTGGCACTTCTACAATAACGATACTACGGGAGTATTTTTCTGTATAGAGAAAAATGGGTTAAAACTGCATAGACAAGAGTTCTTAATGGCCTTTAAACCTAATATACCATCAAGATCAATAGCGGGAGATCAAATCTATTCATGTTATAACATAAATAACAATACCGGTAGGCCGTCTAATTCGTTTAACAGTATTAATTTTTTAGCTATACCGAAGACAGAAGTAAGGCAGACAATAGTACCAGCGAATGGGCTGTTTATGGAGATTGACTACGACGGGTACCACATAAGACTATTAGGGGAATTAGTCGGACATACTTTTTCGGAAGAATCAATACATACTCAACTAGGTAGGTATTATTTTCAGAAAGATGTTTTAACAGAAGAAGAGTATAAACAGTCTAAGCAAAAAACATTTCAATACCTTTACAGTACCCAACTTCAAGAAGTCCTACATATACCTTATTTTAAGAAAGTATCAGAGTATGCTGAAAAAATATGGAATGAATTTGTTACGCAAAAGCAGATTAGAGTTCCCGGATCTAATAAGTTATTTACGACAAAGCTTGCTGACCTGAATAAACAAAAACTGCTAAACTACTTTATTCAAAATTTTGAGACTACAAGAAATGTAAGAATACTAAAAGAATTGTTACGGATGTTAGGCTCATATAAGACTAAAATTGTACTAAATACATACGATGCAATTTTGTTCGATATGTGTGAAGAGGAAAAAGATGAACTTGTACCTATTATACAACAACTAGCAACTACTGGAGGAACCTATCCTGTTAAGGTAAAATACGGAAAGTCTTACTTTTTCTAGAAATTGCCTTATTTATATGAAAAGAATACTGAAAAGTGGTGAGTAAATTGCTATGTACGTTTTTAGGGAAAGAGGAAATCCCGGATAGGATTGAATCCTTAAAAGAGAATTATAACATTCTCTTTGATAGAATTTTTGTACTGTATAGTAACAACACTCAAGAATACGTACTAACATACAGTATAAGTTCAGAAAATTTAGATAGACTTCCTGCTAATACTATTACCACTCACAGGAAAAAAGAATCCAATACGTTATATACGATTAATGCATTAAACCAATTAATACTTGGATTAAATAACGGAGTTTTAGATAAAAGTTATGCCATACCCTGGGAAAATTATAGAAACACTATACTGCTAACCAAAGGGCCTGATTTAAGAATACTTCACACAAAGCTGTTTAATATTGTAGATTTGAAAGTTGATAATTAGTATTACACTTAATATACTAATAGAAAACTAATTAATCTATGGATATCAACGCAATTAAGGCTAAGTTAGCCGGCATGAATCGTTCTCAAGACAAGGAGAAGATCGATTATGCTAAAGTTTTCTGGAATCCCGGTATTGGGACTCACCAGATAAGGATTGTACCGTCTATGTACAGTCCAACATTACCGTTTACTGAATTGTTTTTTCATTACAATATCGGTAAATACCCTATGATAGCTCTTACAAACTTCGGGGAACAAGACCCCATTGTCGAGTTTGTAGCTGAGTTAAAAAAGACCTCCGATAGGGATAATTGGACGCTAGCCGGTAAACTAGCACCTAAGATGAGAATTTTCGCACCTGTTATTGTCAGAGGTGAAGAGGAGATGGGAGTTCGGTTATGGAGCTTTGGTAAGACTATTCAAAAGACTTTGTTTACTTTAGCTACTGATGAAGAGATCGGCGACTATACCGATATTATCAACGGAAGAGACTTAACAGTAGATAAAGTCGCAGGCAACCCGTACCCAGAGACTACGGTTAGACCTAGGATAAAAGAGAGCTCACTTACTAAAGATAACGCTTTAGCAGAAAAATGGCTAAAAGAGCAACCTAATCCACTTGAATGTTTCACTAAATACGACTACGCTTTCATTAAGAAACAGCTACAGGCCTGGCTTAATCCAGAAGAAGCTGCAGAAGAAGCAGCTCCTGCAGTAACTCCTGCAGCTACTACGCCTGCTCCTGAGGTACAAGAAGCAGCGCAACCTCCAGTAGCTAAGGCAAATAAAGTAATGTCCGATTTTAGTGATTTATTCGATTAATAGATGAACAAGAAAAGAGCAATTTCTGAGAGCGCTACTGCTGCCATTAAAGCAGGTTTTGACTTATCTAAATTTAAAGACAATAAAAAACTGTCTTCAAGTAGTGTTAAGTTTAAAGCACAGAAGTGGATACCACTATCGTCAGCTTTTCAAGCAATAACAAGTATTCCAGGTATACCAGCCGGGCATATAACATTGCTTAGAGGGCATAGCGATACAGGTAAAACTACCTCGCTGCTGGAGGCAGCAGTAGCTTCCCAGCGAATGGGAATACTCCCGGTCTTTATTATTACAGAGATGAAATGGTCATGGGAGCATGCCATACAGATGGGGTTAGAGGTAAATGAAATTGTAGATAAGGAAACCGGCGAGGTAGTTGATTACGATGGATTTTTTATCTATACCGATAGAAGTAGAATCGATACTATTGAAGACGTTGCTGAGTTTATTTTAGATTTAATTGACGAACAGAAGAAAGGACATTTACCTTACGATATGATATTCTTTTGGGACTCTATTGGATCGGTACCTTGCGAATTATCAGTCAGGTCGAATAAGAATAACAACGAATGGAATAGCGGGGCGATGTCTACTCAATTTGGTAATAATGTAAATCAGAAAATATTACTATCACGAAAAGAAGCTTCTCCCTATACTAATACCCTTGTATGTATTAATAAAGTCTGGACTATGAAACCAGATGCACCGATGGGGCAACCCAAGATGATGAATAAGGGAGGGATGTCTATGTGGTACGATGCTACATTAGTAGTGACCTACGGCAATATAACAAATCCCGGTACTTCAAAATTAAAAGCTGTTAAAGATGGCCTGCAGGTAGAGTTTGCAAAAAGAACTAATATACAAGTAGAAAAGAACCATATTAACGGAGTTCAGACAAGAGGTAGGATTATTATGACGCCTCACGGATTTATCGAAGATACTCCGAAAGCTGTTGAAGACTATAAGAAGCAGCATAAAGAGCATTGGTTGAACATATTCGGTACTGTAGATTTTGAACTGAAGGAAGAAGGTAACATGGAAGAGGATAAAGTAGTTATTAGTGAAATCGAACCATAACGACTTATTAGAGAAACTTCAGCCTAAGCCTCCTAGAAAACTTAACGACCACGTACTGCTGGTCGATGCATTAAATACATTTATTCGTAGTTTTGCTACAGTAAATTATATTAATCCCCAAGGAAATCATATAGGGGGCCTGGCTGGTTTCTTGAAATCTCTTGCCTACATGGTACGGATGCATGAACCTACTCGGGTAGTCATAGTATTCGATGGCAGAGGGTCGACAGTCAATAGAAAAAATATAGATCCTAGTTACAAAGCACAAAGAAGTTTAACTAGGATAACTAATTGGGAAATCTACGAAGATAAAGATGCTGAGAGAGAATCCATGTCTACTCAGATAGAAAGACTTGTCGAGTATCTGCAGTGTCTACCGGTACAAGTGGTGAGTATTGATAAAGTAGAAGCTGATGATATTATAGCACTTATAGCTAAGATTTTTAGTCAAAATAACAGGAAAGCTACAATTGTATCATCCGATAAGGATTTCCTGCAGTTAGTAGATTCTAATATCGAGGTGTATTCTCCAATAAAGAAAAAGCACTATACCCAACCGCTAGTTGTTGAAGAATTCAAAACAACTCCTAATAACTTTTTGATAGGTAAAGCTATTCTCGGAGATCAATCTGATAACTTACCCGGGGTGAATAAGGTTGGACCTAAAACATTACATAAGCTATTTCCGAATTTATCAACAACCGATATTACCCTAGAAGGCGTATTTGAGGAATGCGAACGTAAACATGAAACTAATAAAGGGTACTTAGCTATCTTAAACCAAAAAGATAGGGTTGAGACTAATTATGAGTTAATGAATTTACGTGACCCTAATGTACCCGATTACGAAATTGAGACTGTTAAGCAATTACTTTTAGAAAGTAATACTACTTTGAATACAATGGCATTTGAAATGCTATACGAGTCGGATAATATGAATGCAAGTATTGCACAAAACATAACTTCCTGGTTGGAAGCTTTCAGGAATCTTACTACATTTAAGAAATAAAATAATGATACTTCAGCGACTCTCACAATACGGCCTGCCGTTTCAGATCAAAGTTCTTTCCTCAATCTTAACTGATAAAGGGTTTTTATTACAAGTAAAAGATACTTTAAAGATAGATTACTTTGATGCTGATGCGCATAAGTGGATTATTCAGCAAGCAGTATCGTACTTTGAAAAGTACCACACCAATGTCACCCTTGAAGTGTTAGCTGTAGAAGTAAAGAAGCTTGATAACGATATACTTAAGACCGCAATTACAGAGCAATTAAGAGAGGCGTATAGGGTAACTAACGAAGACCATAAATACATTCAAGAGGAGTTTGCTACATTCTGTAAGAATCAAGCGTTAAAAGCTGCATTACTGCAGACACCGGAGCTTATAAATAACGGGGATTATGATAGTATTCGTACTATTATAGAGGGGGCCTTAAAAGCAGGAACAGATAAGAATATTGGACATGAATATAATATTGATATAGAGACTAGATACAGACAGGATTATAGACCAGTCATTCCGACCCCTTGGGAAGAGATTAATACCTTAACCCAGGGTGGCTTTGGACCTGGAGACCTGGTTATAGCATTTGGATCACCGGGGGGAGGTAAATGTTTAGATGAAAATACTGTTATTGAAATACAGTACCCGGAATACGGTCTGGAACTAGCTAATGGAATGGGAGAAGTGTATACACTGTGGATACAACCGTGGGAAGAGTTTAATATCGACGGTCGACACTTATACGGGTGGCAGGTGTATAACCTACTGGTTAATTTTAAAAAATAACTAGTAAAGGGTAAATCCCGGTGGTGGAAAGCCTATTTATAATAAACTAATTTATGAATATTGAAAAACCGCCTGGATTAACCTGTAGAATTTGTGGACATTGGGAGCAAAAATCTTTGAATAAACACCTTAGAGCTGAACACGGGTTAAGGACAACAGAATATAAACTACAATTTCCAAAAGCCAAAACAATGACAGGGCACAGTAAAAGAACGGTTGACTACTGGGTACTAAGAGGGTATACGGTGCTGGAAGCACAACAACAGGTAAAAAACTTTCAGAGCCAAGGGAAGCAGCAATTTATGCAGAAAAAAATACAAGAAGGTCGGACAGAAGCGCAGGCACAGGAAGAGTGGAATAAAAAACAAGCAAAAAACTCAAAAAGAGCTTTAGAGTACTGGACAAGTCGAGGATTTACAGAACAAGAAGCAAAAAATTTTCAAACAGCCGAGCAAAGTAAGCATAGCGCCAAATCGGCCAAATTTACTGGAAAGTACCACAGTGCAGAAAGTAAACAAAAAATTTCACAAACAATGCAAAAACAGGTAGAGAAATTCGGAGCTAAAAAGTGGGTGCAAAAATTCTATAAAGGTAAAGCAGGAATACGGTCGACAGGGGAAGTACAATGCTACCAGGAATTGCAAAAACAGCTACCTGGCTTAGAAGCTAATAGAGTTATAGGTAGTTACATTGTGGATATGATTTGCGGAAGTCTAATAATCGAATACTACGGTGATTTTTGGCATGCTAATCCACAAATTTACAAACAAGAGACTTTACCAATAATAGGAAGTATTAAAAGAGTACATAGTAGAGATGAAAAACGAATTGAAAAATTTGCAGAACTAGGGTACAAAACGTATATTATATGGGAAGCAAATTGGAAAAAAGACAAGTCCGGAGAATTAGAGAAAATTAAACAATACATAAATTATGAAAATAGAAACACGAACACAGACACGGAAAATTAAGATTGGGGATTTGTTCTTTAAACTAGGAATTGAACCGCGACCGGAAAACATACACTTAACGGAATTTGACCTTAAAGTAAAA